TTAAACCCAGCTGCTGCTGTAGAATTGTACGCTGGTACAAACACAGCACCAACAGCATTTGGTTAATTTTTATTTTTATACGGGGGCTTCGGCTCCCTTTTTTTCTTATGGCTACCACAACTATTGACACCGATACCGAACTATCCGCAGTGAACTCTATACTGGGAGCTATCGGACAAGCACCTCTAACAACTCTTAACTTTGATAACCCAGAGGTGTCATTTATATTTAATTTATTACGAGATGCAAACGTAGATACACAGTCAGAAGGCTGGCATTTTAATACAGAGTATCATGTAAGATTCACACCAGATGCAAACAAGAAGATTGCAATAAGTGCTGACATAGTATCAATGGATTTACATGATAATCAAGCTCGTAGACACTTTGACCTAGTACGTCGTAACGGATTCTTGTATGACAAGATAGATCATACAGATGAATTTGAAGATGTCATAGATCTTGATATTGTTAGACTATACAAATTTGAAGATCTACCTATTCCTTTCAAACGCTTCATTGTATATAGAGCGTCTAGAATTGCAGCTACACAACTCGTTGCTAATGCAGGCTTAGTAAAATTACTAGGAATACAGGAGCAGCAAGCAAGAGCAGCACTACAAGAGTACGAGTGTAATCAAGCAGATCACAGTATGTTGGGATTCCCAGAAGATACTGCATATCAAACATATCAACCATTTAGAAACCTTAGACGATAATGGCAGGCGTAACACAAACCATTCCACAATATTCAGCAGGCATATCAGAACAGCCTGACAACCTAAAATTTCCGGGTCAGGTAGTAGAATCTATTAACGCAATACCAGATGTAACCAAGGGTCTATTCAAAAGACCGGGTGCAGCAAGAATAGGAACTAATGCTTTAGCTAATGTTCAGAGTGGTGGTGCGTACTTTCATTACTATCGTGACGATGAAGAAGGCTCTTACATAGGACAGATAGCCTCAGATGGTCAGCTCAGAGTATGGAAAGCTGATGGTGACAACCCCGGTGCAGCACAGAATATACTATACGGGCCAGACCAAGCGTGGGATAGTACAAAAAATTATACTTCTGGACAGAGAGTTGAAGCTAACGATAAAGTATACGAAGCTCAAGCTACAATAAACAGTGGTGGTACTGCTCCATCACACAGCTCTGGTACAACTAATAACTGGTTATTTATAGAAGCAACTTCTGTAGACAAAACAACAATACAAAACTATCTACAAACAGCTACACCAGAAAACTTACAATTCTTAACAATCAACGATACGACATTTGTTACCAACAGAGATAGTAGTGATTACACTCAAGCAGAGATAAACGGTGGCGGTACTCCAGCAGGTAAGAATGCTGGTGATGCTAGAACTGTTACAACAGTAGGTACTACAGGAACTACAGATGCTACACCAGATCCTCACTTCGCATTTATAGAGCTTACTAGAACTGAAAATGGTAGGCAGTACGGTGTAAACTTATATAATAGTGATACAACAACTCCACTGAATCGTGCTACACGTATAAAAATACAGAGTCATACACTCGATGAAAGTGATGGTACAGGTCATTGCCCCGGTATTGGCACTGAAGTATTTAGTGTCGACTCTGGTACTAAAACCAATCTTATATTTAGAATCACAACATTAGGTCAACAAGGTGTTAGTCCTAACTACAGTGCTAACTCTAATGGGCCGGGTGGTAATAACTACAGATGTAGCTATCAACCAGACATAGTATTATTACATGGTGGTGAAGGCTGGGTTACAGGCGATACAACTACTGTAACTATGGAAGGTTTTAACTATACTATCAGGGTAGAAGATCACGAAAGCACAGCAGTAAAAGCTAGTATCAAACTTATCAGGCCAGAGCCAACACCATTCGATGCTGATACAGCTGTTACTGCTGATGCTATTCTTGGTGGTATACTATCTGAGTTAGCTGGAACAGGTATTACTGGTAAAGTTATTGGTACAGGAATGTATCTATCTAGCTCTAGTGCTTTTAATGTAGAGGTAGTAGAAGATGACTTAATGAGAGTCATGCAAAGCTCTGTAAACGATGTAACTAGATTACCGAATCAATGTAAAGATGGCTACATAGTCAAAGTATCTAACTCTCGTATGTCAGAAGAGGATGACTACTATGTACGTTTTGATGGTGAGAATGGCAGAGATGGATCTGGCTCTTGGTCTGAGTGTGCAAAACCCGGTATACCGAAGACTCTTACTAATATGCCTTTGGTTATTCAGAGAACGGTACTAGCAAACCCCGGTACATCTACAGAAGTAGCTACATTTACTGTCAAACAGTTTACTTATGCTGATAGATTGATAGGTGATGAACGTACAAATCCATTACCAACCTTTGTAAATAAACGTATAAACAAAGTATTATTCTTTCGTAATAGATTAGTATTCTTATCAGGGTCAAATGTTATATCAGCTAGACCCGGCTCAATAGCTGAACCAGACTTCTTTGCTGAGTCAGCACTGACTGTATCGGCATCGGATCCTATTGATATATCTTCTGCATCTACATTTCCGTCCGAACTGTTTGATGGTATAGCAATCAATGCTGGTTTGGTAGTATTTAGCACAAACCAACAATTCTTACTTGCATCAGATGATACAGTTCTAAATCCTGATACTGCTAAATTACGTAGTATATCTACATTTAATTATAACAAAGATATTGCACCGATCTCATTAGGCACTACAATAGGTTATGTTGATAACTCTGGTAAGTTTAGCCGATTCAACGAGATGGCAAACATTAGTCGAGAAGGTCAGCCAAATGTTGTTGAAGTTAGTAAGATTGTACCAACGATTCTGCCGAAAAATATAGACTTACTCACTAACTCAAGAGAGAACAGTATTATCCTGTTTGCTAAGTCAAGCTCTACTGACAGTTTAGTATATGGTTATAAGTATCTAAATGTTGGTGATAAAAGGCAGCAGGCAGCATGGTTTAAATGGAAACTAAATAGACCAATATTATATCATTTTATTATAGATGACGAGTACTACTATCTAGATGCAGATTACTATTTGCAAAAGATAAGATTAGTACAAACAACAGAAGACCCTAGTATAGTACAAGACAATGTCGACTTCTTACTTCATGTGGATAATCATACTACTATTAGCGGTGGCAGCTTTAACTCAGCTACAAACACCACAACCTTCAGTAGTGTGGGGTGGCTAAATACAGTCACTAATCCCAACCACGACCTCGTGGTCGTTGATACAAACACTAACTCAGTAAGAGTTGGTAGATACGCAAAGCCTACAGTATCAGGTACAAGCTTTACTTTACCCGGTAACTGGTCAGGTACAACCACATCAAATCCACTTACAATCGGATACATATACCCTTACGAAGTTCAGTTTCCTACATTTTATCCTATGAAAATGGCAGGCGAAAAAACTACAGCTGATGTAAACTCTTCGTTAGTGGTACACAGAATTAAATTACATTTTGGTAAGATAGGACTTTATGAAACAACACTTCAACGGGTTGGCAAAACCGACTACACAGAAGTCTATGAGTCAACACAGCTCGACGAATATAAAGTGTCTGATGCACCATATCTCGAAGAGTTTATCAAAACTGTCCCAGTCTACGAAAAGAACACAAACGTAGATGTAATACTACGATCATCACACCCAGCCCCAGCCACGCTACACGCGCTGTCTTGGGAAGGTGACTACTCACCCAGATTTTATCAACGTGTCTAATTATATACACCCAATCACTTTGGAGGCTGCTACAGAAGTGGCCTCTAATCTCCGTCCAGATGACCTCAGAGAGGTTGAAGAAGGGCATGGGATAGATCCTACCCTCCTACCATTTCTGATGTCTCAGAACCGATCCTACGTGTATTTTACAGTGCCTGACGGCAAGACTGCTGGCATGGCCGGAGTAGGAAAAGAAGGTGACATATGGATGCTTTGCACTCCTGATATACACCGATACCCGATTACATTTGCAAGAGAGGCCAAGCGGTATGTCGATAGCCGTACTGAACCACTCCTCTGGAATATAGTCGATAGTAGAAATAAGGCACATCTTAGATTGCTTAAGTTTCTTGGCTTTAAGTTTTTACGTAAGTTAAAACATGGGCCGAACAATGTAACATTTATTGAATTTTGCCGTGTGCGTAGACGCTAATGCAGGGGCTAGAGCTGCTGCTAAACAAAGAAAACTTGAAAAAGATGCTAACTTTCAACAAAAAAGGTTACAGTTTTTCAACAAAGAAACTACTTTCGCAAGAACTCTAGATAGAAATATACTTGGATACAGTCGATCTCAGGCTGATGCGAGAAGTAGAGCTAATCAAATACAGGGTAAAGGTAGAGCTGCAAGGCAGAACGCTGTTGCCAAGTATTTTAGAACTAAAAAAGTAAACGAGGGTGGTAGATCAAGAAAGTATGGTCGAGCTCAGTATCAAGGATTACTCCAAAAAGAAGCTCAAATACAAAGAGCCGTAGATAATGCGTTTGGTCGTGATTTGGCTATGATGCAAACAGTTAACCAACGTCGATTCTTAGCTGCTAATGCTAGAGCTAGAGAGAGTTTGGGAGTACCAGCTGCTTACGGTGCACCTGTAATGATGCCTCCTAGTGATAGACTCAGCGGTGCTTTGAGCATTGCCAGCTCTATTGCAAGCATATATAGTGGTTTTACATCTGATATAAAACTAAAAGAAAACATAGAAGAAGTTGGTGTATCACCTGATGGTTATAAGATATACGAATTTAACTATAAAGGATTTAAAGATAGATGGCGTGGAGCTATGGCTCAAGATGTTGTCAAGAAGAATCCAATGGCTGTAGGTATACGACATAATTATCTAACTGTAGACTATAGCAAAATTGACGTTGATATGGAGTTAGTATGACATCATCATTTAGACAACGGGATCCATATGCTATGGGTTCCACTAACTATCTTGCAACTGGAGCTGACTTATCAGAGGCAATGATAAAGGAGCAAGATGCTCTAATCAAAGATACAACAGAGTTCTATAACCAAATGGCAGAACTCGAAAAACAAAGAGCCGAAAGACCACTCAAGGTTCTAGGTAAGATTGCTGACTTTGCTCAATCAGTTGGGCCTGTACTTAAACAGATAGATCAAGCTAACCAAGATAGAAATAAATTCAGATCTATAACTGATGCTTATAAAGGTGCTCAGTCTGATGTAAATGATGCGTTACTTGATGAACAGAATAGAATAGAAGCAGAAGAAAAAAGTGCAAGAAATACAGAACTAGAGTTTGGAGAAGACGCTAAGAAAAATTCACAAGATCCTACTAAAAGCAAAGAAGAGAGAAATGCAGCGTTTGACGCTACTATGATTTTTGGAGAGGGTAGTTTTAATTATCAAGATGGTTTAAACTCTAGAAATGATCTAAAAGAATTTAGTAAAAATTTTGGTGGATACATTGAAACTGCATCTAAAGATAACAGATTTGCTTCTCTTGATAATAGAATACTAAACGATGCTTCTACCATAGATGAAGTAACAGAAATGTTAGGAGAGTATGAGTCTATTATATTTCAAAATTACATTCGTGCAAGACGGGCAAAAGGTCTTAGAGAACTATCAGCTGGAGAAGTACGAAAATATTTAGCACCAGAAGTCTATAAACAGAAAGAAAACTTAATACTAAAATGGAAAGAAAATAGACAAGCATTAATTGAAAAAGCTACAGCTATAAGAAACAGTGATGAAATTAGTTCTATGTTTCTTAATCATCAGACTTTAGCTAATGATGTCTTGGGTAAAGAAGGCTGGATTACTAACAGAAAAGCTCAACTAGAAGCAAGAGGCTTAGATGCTTCAACAGCTAGTCAACTGGCGTTTCAAGAGTTTGGTGATCTAGTTGAGCCTATGTTAGATGATGTTGGTAGCGGAGTAGACGCTGGTGATCTACGTGTTTTGTTAGATAAAGAGTTTGAGTTTCCCGGTGGGACAATGAAGATGAATGACAAACGAGCACCCAAAGGAGCACAGAGGCTACATGAAAGACTAACAGCTGCTGGAAACAAGTATGATGAAAAAGCTATAGAAAGAGAAAATGAAATAACCGAACTAGAAATGGGTAAGTGGGAACAAACAAACCACGTTGAGTTTGAAGCTAAGATTGCTAAGATGACAGACCCAAGACAGATAGCAGACGAGGTTGATAAGTATATTCTTGATTTTAGAAAAAGATTTAACATCACTGACGATGAAGCTCTACCTGAGTTTATGAAAAACTTTATAACCTCTAGAGAGTTTGCTGATGAAGCTGTTGTTATTGAGATCAGAAGTAGAAGACGTAACAATCTTCCTATAACTCAAAGTATGATAGACAAGATAGCAGATCCTGACATCCGTGAAGAACAGTCTAAGTATGTAAACACACCAGAACTCGGTGCATTTACAGAAGAAGAAGCTGAAAACATGGACGAAAGAGTTGTTGCTATCGTAAAAGAAGCTAAACAACTTAGAGATCTAGATAAAGCTAAGACTGATAAATACATTGTTACACGAAATAATGCAAAAGAGTATATTACTGAAAGATTTAAAGAGCTTGTTGTAGGTGGACAGTCCAGAAAAACTGCTATGTCTAATGCGATTAGAGAAGCAAAAGCACTTATAAAAGATGGTACATTTGATAAAGAAGAAATACTACCGATAGATACACAGGCTACGAAAGATTTAGCAGCCACACTAGATGCTATTGGTAAAGATCCGAGCCTAATATATAGTACAGAAGAGTGGGCAGGCGAAGCACCACATCTAGCTATAGCACGTGAGTATATTAGAAGTGGTGGTGAAACTCGTTATCCAGCATACTATATGCGTTTTAATTTTATAAAAAAAGGTGACGGTGCATATCTGACACCAGAAGAAATATTTAAAGCAAGAGTTGCTAAAGTTGATGTAAAAGAAGAAGATAAAACAGAAATACCAGAGCGTACAGAACTAGATAATGTTGACGATCAAAACAAACTTCTTAATAAAAATAACAGCACTAAAACTCTAGACGTTGCAACTAAGGATAACAACATAGAGTGGATGATAAAAACTAAACCTAGCGTTAGCGGACTAAATGCTGAGATGTTTATACGACAGCTAGAAACAAACATACAGCGTCAACAGTTTATAACTGGTATTAGTATACCACACAAACAAAAAACAACTCTGTCAAAAGAAGACAATGATAAGTTATTGGAAGCTGTACCAGAGTTGAAAGAAGCACCCTTCTTAAATCCAAACACACTGTCACCTGCGGCAATCAATGCGATGCTAAAGTTGAACATTTAATACTAAGGTATAATTATGAGTGAAGATCCAAGTGTAAAACTTGAGATAGACCAACGAGCTTTCGACTATGTAAACGATCAAGTCAATCAACTAGCTGACACAATCGAACAAGATGAAGAAGCAAAAGCTCAGGTTGCAAAACAAGAGCGAACTGAAGAAGAACAGGCTGTCGCTGAACAAGATGACCCACGTAATGCAGAAAAGTGGGGCTTCAAAGCATTAGTCAAAGAAGGTCAGTCTATCGTATCAGGTGGATTACAGGATACTGCATCCTCTGTAGCCACCTTTGCCGAAAGAACAAAAGAAGCATTGGACGGCACAATGCAACGAGAAAAGGAAGAGTTAGGTTACTACAGACCTGACTGGGATCCATTTACAAACTATGATAATCCTATCGAAACTAAAACATGGTGGGGTAGACAGTTACGTGGACTTGTACACTTTGGTTCATTAGCTGCTGGTACTGTACTAGCTGCAAAAGGACTAGCTGCAACTGGTGTAGTTGGCCTAAGTGGTGCAGCTACAAAGTTATTAGGTGCAAACAGTTTTATCAGAGCTGCTGGTATTGGAGCTGTATCTGACCTTGTCTCTAAGGAGTCTGATGGTCAGAACGCTCTCGGTGCATTGCGTGATAGATATGGCTGGTTTGATACACCATTATCTACCAAAGATACAGATCACCCTGTTGTAATGAAGATAAAAAATATTGTAGAAGGTATGGGTATAGGACTATTCTTTGATGGTATGACCTATGCTATGGGTAAAGGATCGCAAAAAGTACTTAAACAAATACAAGATAGAAATGCTAGTGTATCTAAGCAAAGCACAGAAGCTGCTGTTGCACAGATACGTGAAGGCGAAATACAGTTTCGTGCGGATAAAAATTCACCTGTATCACAACCTTATCAAGGTGCACATGTATCAGAGGTAGATCCAGACGTAGCACGTCAGCAACTATCTCGTACACGTAACGAGTGGGGATCTGAAGAAGGAGCTACTGGTTCTGTGACTACACCTGTAGAACGTGAGCGTATAGCTCTCAAGGGTGGTACAGATGTCAAACAGGTGGAGCGTGTACTCAAAGGTTTGATGAGTAGCGAAAGGTTTGCAAAAGAACTTAAAGCAGCAAAAGGTGACAGAGTTAAGTTAGCTCAAACATTTAAAGAAGCTGTTGACGGACACCAAGCTATAACACAGGGTAGAAACGCAGCAGAGCTATCATCTAACGAATACCTCAAAGAGCTACTAGAAGCGAACAAAGATATCGTAGATGGTGTCGAGATATTTACATCTAAGAATGTAGTTGTAACTGACCTTGTTGTAGGTTCATTACTCAAACAGCTACGAGATACTGGTATTGCTGGTAGAGAAATAGCAGACTTAGTGTCACTAGATGATATAGATGGCCCAGCAAAACAAATTGTAGATACTATGCTAACTGCATTGTACCATACAAAGAAAGCTAGATTTGTAAAGTCTGACTCATTTAGAGCATTAGGTGCTGGTAAAAACAGAGCTAAGAGTATAGAAGATGCAGTCAAGGCTGACGTAGCAGACGCAAAAGAATCTATCATGTCAGTGCTAAAAATAGCTAAGGATGATAAGAATGATGATTTACTTAATGCCTTGTTTGAAGCTTTTTCTATGATGAAGGATGTCAATACACTTGATGACTTTGATAACTTTGCTAGAAAGATAATAAAAGGTGGACAACTGGATCCAAAAGGTGCAGATCGTACAGGTGTAATGATACGTGAGCTAGAAGGTGTACTTACTCATAGTGTTCTATCTGGCCCTAAAACACCAGCTCGAGCAATCATGGGTACATCCATTGCGACATTTATGCGTCCTATGGCTACTACACTAGGAGCTGCTATGCGTTACCCATTTAAAGGTGACAGTGCTACAGTACGTGCAGGGCTAGCATCTATGAACGCTATGATAGAAGCTATACCTGAGTCATTTACATTGTTTAGACAAAAGCTAAACTCATACTGGAAAGGCGATATCGCAACTATTAAGACACGTTACTCTGAGTTTACTCGTGGTGACGAAAACTGGGAGCTTATACGTAGATGGGCAGAAGACAGTGGTAGAGCTAGTTTTGGAGATCGTGCAGCATTTGCAGTAGCAAACATGGCAAGGTCTATGAACAACAGTAACTTGCTTACATACTCTACTAAGATCATGGCCGCAACCGATGACGCGTTTGCATACATCATAGGTCGTGCTAAGATGCGTGAGAAAGCTATGCGTAATGTTCTTGACTTACAAGCTGCTGATGGCATCAAGCTACCAGAGATAAATAGAGAAGTACTAAAAGCTTATGAAGATGACTTTTATGCACAGGTATTTGACTCACAAGGTAACATTATAGACGAAGCTACTCAGTTTGCTAGACGAGAAGTAACACTTACACAAGAGCTTACAGGCTTTGCAAAAGGTCTTAACGATGTGTTTAGTGCTAACCCTTGGGCAAAACCATTCTTTCTATTTGCTAGAACTGGTGTCAACGGTCTTGCACTTACAGCAAAACATACACCCGGTTTTAACTTTTTAGTCAAAGAGTTTAATGACATTGCATTTGCTACACCTAGTAATCTAAAAAATGTAGAACGCTATGGTATTACAAACGCAGTTGAACTAGCTAACGCAAAGGCACTACAAACAGGCCGATTGGCGATGGGCTCTGCTCTCGTGTTTATGGCATCAATGGCATGGATGCGTGGTGATCTTACAGGTAACGGGCCAGTTGACAGACAAAAGAGACAGCTATGGCTAGACTCTAAGTTTGAACCAAGAACTATAAAGTTTGGAGCTGTACGTGTAGGCTATGATACCTTTGAACCTTTCAACTTAATTATGTCTACGATCGCTGACGTAGGTGACGCAAGTTTACTTATGGGTGAAGAGTGGACAGAAAGAGAGCTACAAAAAATATCATTAGTAGTTGCACAAGCAATTACAAGTAAATCTTATCTTGCTGGTATACAGTCATTCGTTGACTTGTTTGCTGGTAGACCGGGGCAGTTTGATAGAATTATAGCTGGTTTAGTAAACAACTCTGTACCTCTAGCTGGTTTACGTAATGAACTAGGTAAATTATTTGTACCATACATGCGTGAGATTGGGTCTGGTATAGATCAGTCATTAAGAAATAGAAACCTAATTAGTGAAACTCTAACAAGTGAGCAGCTTCCTATCAAGTATGATATGCTAAATGGTAAGCCTATAAATAACTGGGACTTCTTGACCAGAGCATTTAATATGTTTAGTCCTGTTACTTTAACATTAGAACAAAGTGAAGGCAGACAGTTTTTATTTAATAGTGGCTACGACTTACGTCTATCTACATACTATGCTCCTGACAGCACTAACTTAACTGATACACCACGTATAAGGTCATTATTCCAAAAAGCTATAGGAGATCAAAACATTGAGCTTGAACTAAACAAGTTAGCAAAAGATCCAAAAGCTATTGCATCCTTAGAACTTATGCGTAAAGATATACGTGACGGTAAAAGGGCTCAATACGATGCTCGTAACTACTGGCACAACGGTAAGATAGATCAAATATTCCAAGAAGCAAGACGTAAAGCTTGGGCATCAATAATGGAAATGCCAGAAGTGGCTGAAGTTATAGCCGAACAGAAAGAAGCAAAACGTCAAAAGTATCTTAAAAAGGTACAGTCAAATGACCTCCTCAACATATACAAATAAATGGCAACAACATTCGTAGATTACACTGGGGATGGAAATGCGACAAAAGCGTTTACCTTTCCCTCTATACAAGAATCTGATGTAAAAGTAGAAGTAGATAATGTTCTAAAATCGTCTGGTACTCACTATAATATTACAGGCTATTCTACTACAGGTGGTGGTAATGTAGTTTTTACATCAGGTAATATACCAGCTAGTCCAGCAGATATTCGCATCTTTCGTGAAACAGATGTAGATACTCCAAAGGCTACATACACAGCAGGTGCGTCAGTTAAGGCAGCTGACTTAAATAGTAACCAAGAGCAAATACTGTTTGGTATACAAGAAGAGCAGAATCAAACAATACAAACACATGAGATAAAAGACTCAGCAGTCACAACTGCAAAAATCAAAGACGCTAATGTTACTACAGCTAAGATAGCAGATAGTAATGTTACTACAGCTAAAATAGCAGACAGTGCAGTAACATCTGCAAAGATTGCTGATGGTGCAATAGTCAATGCTGATGTCAATGCGTCAGCTGCCATTGCTGGTACAAAGATTGCACCTGATTTTGGTTCACAAAATATAGCAACGACTGGTACTGTAGATGGCAGAGATGTATCAGCAGATGGTACAAAACTTGATGGCATAGAAGCCGGAGCTACAGCAGATCAGACTAATGCTGAAATTAGAGCAGCAGTAGAGGCAGCAACAGACAGTAATGTATTTACAGATGCTGACCACACAAAACTTAATGGCATAGAAACAGCGGCTACAGCTGACCAGACTGCTAGTGAAATCAAAACACTACTACAATCTGACAAACTAACTTTGTCTGAGATTAATACTACATCTACAGACAGCAGATACTTTACAGAAACAGAATCGGACGCAAGATATTTTAGACAAGACTCTAGCGA